AGTTCACTCGTCTTTACTTGCAGAACGGACAATCTCTACTTTGATTTGGGTGAGTTCATCTGCTGCTTCGTGGGAGTTCTCTACCCGTGCGAGCTTGGGTGTCGTGTACTCCGCCATCTTGTTCAGTAGGTCAAGTGCGCCCTTCGGGTCATCAGCAGCAACCTGCGTGAGCCAAAGGGTCATATTCTCAAGGTTGTCCTCAATCAACTTTTGGAACGCCTCACGGATTTTGTTGGTGCTTTTGTTAGGGATGCCTGCGGGTCTTCCTGCGGGGTTGAGGCTTGGGCCTCCCTTGACAAGGTTGGGGTTTCCTTTTGGCATAGTTCTATTTGGATGTTTTCTAAATAACCTTACAGATTACTCATACGCATAGCGTGTGTTGCAATGAGTAGCTCTTTGTAATGTTTCTTGTCCCCAAATTCAACGTGGCACTCACGGCATAGGGCCATCAAATTGTCAATAGTATCAGCAGTTTTGCTTCCGCCCATCCCTCTTGATTCTATGTGGTGGATGTCTACGGCTGTTGCTCGGCATACCTCGCAGGGTATCCACGAGTTTGTATCGTAGCCGAATGCCTTGAAATATACTTTGGTGTGGTTCTTCACTTTCGGTAAATCCAACAATCGTCAATGAACGTAGCGTGTGGTAGTAGTTCGTCTACTGCTTGGATTACGCCCTTCCAATTTTCGTGGTAGTCATCTCCTGCTATGTAGCCTCCCTTCTTTACTTTGGGCAGCCATAGCTTGATGTCCTCTTTCACGGCCTCGTAGGAGTGGTCAAGGTCTATGAATACCACATCAAGGGATTCGTTGGCGAACTTCTTTGCTGCGGTCTTGGATGTTGCTTTGATGGCTTTGAACTTACGCTCACCCATATTCTCCAAAAAGAGCTTGTAGATGTCTTTGGTCTTGGCTAGCTTGTAGTATGAGTCTATGTACTCTGCCGTTCCTTTGAACGAATCAATAATTGTGATTTGTTGGTGTGTTGCTTGGTCGCATAGGTAGGCAGAGGACTTGCCTAACCACGCTCCTAGTTCTACGAATGATCCTCCTTCTGGAACTTGCTTGAGGAGGAAGTCGTATGCTGCTTGGTGGTTGAACCACCCATCAATGTCTTGGTATCGTTTCATCGTAAAGCGTTATAATAACAAAGATAAGCATCTACGCAGATGAGGGTGCCTTGTGTGGCTACCGCTTTGGCAAACTGACCATCGGCCTCGTAGATATGTGAGAAGCGTAATTTGGGGACGTGGTACGGTTTAAACATAAAGCAGGCGGTGTCTATGTTGCCGACTCTTGGTTGGTCGGTTGGTCGTAGCCTGCCTTCTTGTCCCCACGTTACGATTGACGAGTCAAGGTTGTGGATGCTTGCCCATTGCTCGTTGAACTTCGGGTGTAGGATGTTATCATCATCCAAGAAGTAAACCCAGTCCTCTTGAGTGAACTGGTCTTGGTAGAGGTCAAGGAATTCATTGCGTAGAGGGTGTCCCCAATGTCCTGTGAGTTTTGAGTAGTGCGTTACTGCTGCGCCTGTTGCTTCCTTGAAGTCGCAATTTGCGTCCATCATCACTACCCAAGTTGCCCATTCAGGAATATGCTGCCTGATGAACTTGAGGTTTTGAGGGCGTGAGCAAGGGGTTACAATGTAAAGCATCGCAGTTGATTGATTTTGTCCATCGTGTAATCTTGCACAAACTCGTATAGCGAATCCGCAAGATCTTGGACTTGGTTGGGGTTATCGTTTAGTCTCTTGATTGCTCCTGCCCATTCAGATGGGTGCTTAATCGCAATGCAGTTGTCTTTGGTTATGTAGGGCGTGTAGGGATGGGTGTTGCTCACTATTAGAGCGCAACGGCTGAAGCCTGCCTCAAGCATCTTTAGGTGCGATTTGCACTTGGCAAACTCCGAACCGACTAAAGGCACAAGGCTAACGTCAAAGAAGTCATACAGGCGATGGTATGAGTTTGGGGGGAAGGTGTTGAGCTTGTATGGTGCTTTCATCATTTCGGGGTAGCCATCCACGTCAGCAACAAACGCTTCGTATCCAGTAAGATCAATGGTGGATGCTTTGACATCCGCTTGGTGGTGGTTTCCTCCGATATAACCGAATCTTACTTTGTCGGAGGGTTGGCGATTTATCTGCCAAGTAGGAACGCTGATGGCGTTGGGGATGATTCGGATGTTGGTATTATACTTCTTCACCTTTGAGGCTAGGTGCTTGTTGGTCACCCATACCTCGTCCGCTGCTTTCATAGAGCGTATGATGCGCTCTTTCATCTGCGTACCGAAGAATCCGTTGAGGGGATGGTTAGGAGGTAGCACCCACCAGTCATCTTGGTCTACTATTAGTTTGATGCCCTCCTTACGGCAGAGCTTCACAAAGTCCTCAAACGGCTCAACAGGGAATGCACGGCTTGCGAAGATGTGCGTAACCTTTGCCCACATATCAGGTTCAACATCCGTGATCTTCTCAATGAACATCACATCTGCCTCTTGGTGGCATATCAACGGAGCAAAGACTCGGTGATAGGTGACTCCTGAATTAGGCTTATGAAAGGCCAGTACAAAGGGTCTACTCATAGTGTTCCCCTGTATTGCCGTTCTGCCCGATGATGTCCATTCGTGCGTTCAGCTTTTCTTCTTCATCCTGCCAACGTGCGTGAGCTTGGCATTGCGACTCTTGATATTTGAACCAACCTTTCATTGCTTGTCGCTCAAGGTAGTCGCTCCACATCTTCGCAGCAACGGCTCTGCGTTGGGGTTTAAACGGATAGGTGCTGCGTAGGCGAGCCATAGCGATACGCATAAACTGCTCTCTCATAGGTTTAGTTCGTTTTCGTTTAGGATGCGGTGAAGGGTGGTGCGAATCTTCTCATACGTTTCGTGTTCCAAGTCGGGCATTGAATCAGGAGCGTACTTGGTCAAAGCTCGCAGTTCGTTATCCATTACCCACATAGCGTACTTCCATTTAGCTCCATTGACTGCATCTTGGAACTCATCTTGCTCATCGGGTAGGTTGTAAACGAGTGTTGCTTTCATTTCTCGTATGGTTTAAAGGTTTCTTCAACTTCTGCTTCGTAGATGTAGTGGTCTGAATCAGGGTCAAGTTTGTCAAAAAACTTCTTTGATTCTTCAGCCGCCTCTCGGTTGGTGAAGTAGCCAATGTCCCACCCATCGTAGCCATCGCCCTCCTTAACTATGTATATCCTCATTGTATCTCTCATTAAAGTATTGTTCTCCTGATGTGATGACTGACTTGTATTGGTTCTTGCAAACGAATCCCCAAGTACAAGCCGACTCAATAGCGGTACGCTCCATCTGAAGGTAGCGTTCCGCAATCAACAAGCTAATGTTGTACGCCTGTGCTGCTTCCGTGTTCTTGCCGTACACCGCTATGTTCCGCCTCTTGCGGAGTTCAAGGATGTACTTCTGCATTGGGGTTTTCATAACTCCCCGAAGATTGTGTACGAATCAATGTCCTCACCCAAGATGAAGAACTGCTTGTACAATTCTATTGCCTCAAGCGTTTTGCGTTCGCCTTCTGCTACGAATTCAGGACTGATGGAGTAGATGCCCACATCCAAGCTCGCCTTGTCAATAGCGATGAAGTAGAACTTGTCAATCGGCACACCGAACAATCGGGTGTAGATGAACGCCTGTACATCATATCCATATTTCTTTGCCGAGTAGGGGAATGCTCGTAGGTCGGTTGTTGTTTTCAAGTCAGCCAAGAAGCCATCAGCGATGATGTCAGCCTTCGCACGGAACGGCATACCCTCAATCAATCCGATTGCTGGTTGCTCAAACTCGCATCCCTCAATCATTGACAGGAAGTACTCGTTGCGAAGTAGGGCATCTGCGATCCGTTGAGCCTCGTCAAACTCCTTTCTAGTACATAGGTTGCGTTCGCCTTTTGCTTCTTGCCAAGCCTTTGCGTTCTTGCTTTGCACCTCAATGACCTTGTACTCCTCCACACGGTGAGGCTCTAGAGCCATCAGGTGAACCAGTCGGCCTACCGAGAACGCATCCGAATCTTGGCTGCCGTACTTGGTGACATAGTGGTAGGTCTTGGGGGATGTTAATAGGAGCTTACAGGCAGATGATGACAAGGCATTCTTTGAGAGGTTGCCGTAGTAGAAGTCATCATCGTGCATCTTGGACTTGAGGGTTTCCCTATCCCAAGTGCTGCCATCAAGTAGTTCTATGATTTTCATTGTTGATTGGTTTTGAATAAAGGTAAACAATTTTTTGCAACTGCCGCAACCACATCTACTGTTACTGCGTTGCCGCATTGCTTGTAGCGTTGGGTGTTGCTCATTGGCTTCACTACACCATCGTAGTTGCCAAAGGCGGTGTGATTGTCAGGGAATCCCTGTAAGCGTTCGCATTCAATAGGCGTGAGCCTTCTGATGCGGTAGCCTTCAAATACTGCTTGGTTGCAACTGGTTTCAAGCGTTTGTGCTTTCTGCCTTCCTACACGGCCTCTGCGTGTTTCTGAATTAGGTTGGGAAAGGTTGATGCTATCACCGCTTGTTGCTTCTTCGTGACCAGAACTTGTGGCTGATTTGACTCGTAGAATCAGATCACTCTTTCCCGCATTTAGAGCTGGAACATAACCATCGGCATCATATACTCGGTCTTGTTGGTATGGTTGCTTGCCGCCTGAATCTAACCTCGTGCCGATTTGCTTTACCTGCACTTTCATTGGGTCTTTGTAGCCACAGGCGTTTAGAGTAGCCGCTATGCCATCCTCGCCATAGATGAATCCTTGCTGACCGCCTGTGCCACGATGCCCAACTATTTGGACTCGTTGGACAGGATTTGATTTATGACTTTCTCCGATAGGAAATACTCCTCGCCAATCTCCTCCTGTGGTTGTAGAATATCCGACAAGGTATATCCGCTCTCTATTTTGGGGTAGAAACCAACTTGTATTAAGCAGTTGCCATTCAAGTCTATAACCCCCAATGTTGG